AAATTACCACTAATTCTATTTAGATCTAAATCAGGTGGAGCACATATATTTTTATTCACAAAAGAATTTATTCCTGCATCTTTAATGCAGACTACACTAAAAAAGATTTCAGATACGTTAGGGTATGAAGGAGTTGAGATATTTCCTAAACAAACTGAAATACTTGTGGAACGTGGGGACACAGGTAATTTTTTAAATCTTCCCTACCATAACCAAACAAAAGGACTAAGATATGCGTTTAATGATGACGGGTCTGCTGCGTCGCTTGAAGAGTTTTATAAGTTGTACGAAACACACGCGCAAACCAAAGAAGAAGTTGAAAAAATTGAGATCAAAGAAAAGAAGATAGAAGAAGCTTTTAAAGATGGGCCTCCATGTTTAAATAAATTAGCTAGAGATGGTTTTGGTGAAGGATCTAGGAATAATGCATTGTTTAATGTTGCCATATACTACAAACAATCTGACCCAGATATTTGGCAAGATAAAGTTGTTGCTGCTAATTTAAAGTTCATGGACCCACCTTTAAGTAATGGTGAGGTACAACAATTATTAAAATCTTTAGGTAAAAAAGGTTATGATAAATACAGATGTAAACTTCCACCAATACAAGGAGTTTGTAATTCAGCTTTATGTAGAACTAAAAAATTTGGTGTTGGTTCAGAAGAAGAAGCTATGCCTTTATTAGGAAATTTAACTAAATATGATTCTAATCCTCCACAATACTTTTTAGATATAGGTGAAGGAGAAAATCAAAAGAGAATTGAATTAAAAGCAGAACATTTAGCTAATCCAGCTTTGTTTGCATTAGCTGCATTAGAAAAAGCTGATTTAGTTATACCAAGATTAAAAGAAAAAGATTGGAGAGAAGTATATTTAAAACCGCTAATGGATAATTTACAGACTGTTGAAGCTTTAGAATCTTTAGATCCAAAAAATCAATTAACAGCTTTACTACAAGACTGGACCACGAATAGACAAAACGCAAGAACTATGGATGATATATTTAATAAACTTCCATATACAGATGATAAAAGAGAATTTACATATTTTAGAATGGATGACTTTTATAATTTTTGTAAAAAGAATCATTGGGAAATGGATAAAGCAAAGACTGGTAATCTAATCAAACAATTAGATAAAATATTTGTTTCTGAAGTTAGAACTAAAGTTAAAGGTCAAGAACCTAGATTAATTAAAATAAATACAATGAAGAAATTAGAGGCATCTAGTACACAAGTTAAATATCAAGAACAACATTTCTAATGGAAATAGGTATTAATTGGTATTTAAAATATAGATTATTAAAAAAACAATTAGAAAAGGAATTAGATAAAATAAAACTACAAAAGGAAATATTAGAAAGGAGGTTAAAGAAATATGAAAACAATAATACTGGGACCACCAGGAACAGGAAAGACAACAACGTTGTTAAACTTGGTAGATGAGTTTATTAAACAAGGAACAAGACCAAAAGAAATAGGTTACTTCTCATTTACAAAAAAGGCTGCGAAGGAAGCAGCAACGCGAGCATCTGAAAAATTTGGATTAAGCGCTGATCATGATTTAATATACTTTAGAACACTTCATTCTTTAGCTTTTAGAGTATTAGGTATTACAAAAGATAAGATGATGAGTAGAGAAGATTATAGAGAGTTTGGATTAAGATGTAATATACCAATTAAGACTGCATCTCATTCAGATGAAGATGGTATTTTTAATTCAGATAATGAGTATCTAACAATAATTAATACAGCAAGAGTTAGAAAAATGGATTTAATGGATTGTTATGATTCAAGGAAAAATTTATTAGATATAGAAAGAGATACTTTATTTTTATTAGATCAAGAACTTAAGAGATATAAGAAAGAAAAAGGATTAAAAGATTTTACAGATTTATTAGAGGATTTTGTTGAACAAGATCTATCACCAAAGTTTAAAGTATTATTTATAGATGAAGCACAAGATTTATCTCATTTACAATGGGAAATGGTTAGATCTATTTGGAAGAAAGCTGAAAAAACATATATTGCAGGCGATGATGATCAAGCCATTTTTAAGTGGGCTGGAGCTGATGTAGATCACTTTATAGCACTAAAAGATGAGGTGGACGAGATCAAGACGCTTAATCAATCTTATCGTATTCCTGGTGGTCCTATACACGAATTATCACAAAAAATTATATCTAGAGTTAAGAATAGATATGAAAAAGACTATAAACCACGCCAAGAAACAGGTTTATTAAGGTATTATACTGATATTACACAGGTAGATATGTCCAAAGGAGAATGGACCGTATTAGCATCAGCTAATCATTTTTTGAATGATGTTAAAGAGTTATGTGAACTACAGGGTTGGTACTATCAACATAAAGGAATAAATTCTATTTCATTAGAATTATTATTAGCATTAAGTAATTGGGAAGATTTTAGAAACGGAACATCTTTAAATTATATTCAAATAAAAAATATATATAAATATTTAGGCGCTAATATAACTCCAGGATACAGAGACGCTAAAACATTAAAAGCAGAAGAAAAATACACAATTAACGATTGCAAACAGAATCATGGTTTACTTACTGATAAAGTATGGTATGAATCATTCGAAGGTGTAGACACAATTACTGAAAATTATATTCGTAATATGAGAGCTAATGGTGAGAAGATAAATAAGACTCCACGTATTCTTATGTCAACCATTCACGCTTTTAAAGGCGGTGAACGAGATAATCTTTGTGTTCTATTAGATTTAACATCCGCAGCAGTTAAACAAAGTGAAGAAGACCCTGATGATTTACATAGATTGTATTACACAGCTTTTACAAGAGCTAAGAAAGAATTACATATTGTAGATCCAAGGGACTTTAACAAAGCATATACTATATGATAAAAATAGAAGAAATACATAAAGAAAAAGAAAATCATTATTTTATTGTTTATAAATTTAATAATGAAGTACGAACTTGTAATGGTACAGCAAAAGAAATTTTAACTTTCTTATCTAAAGATATTAAGGAAATAAATGACAAATAAAACATTTTTTAAACAAGTAGGTGGTAAACATTATAAAGTAATGAAAATACAACCATCTGTTTTTATAAACGAAAACCAATTACCATTTGCGGAAGGTAACGCAATCAAGTATATATGTAGACATAAGTTGAAAGGAAAAAAAGAAGATATATTAAAAGCAATTCATTATTTAGAAATGATATTAGAAAGAGATTACAAATGACACGAACATTCCAACAGATATTATTTACACCACAAACAGAATGGGTAGTACCAGAAGAACTAAAAGATCTACGCGGTCATAAAGAAATCGCAGTGGATTTAGAGACCTGCGATCCGGAGTTAATGGAGCTAGGATCGGGGAACGTGGTTGGTCGTGGTAAGATTGTTGGTATTGCAGTAGCAGTAGAAGGTTGGTCAGCTTATTATCCAATAGCACATGAAGGTGGTGGTAATATGGATAAGAAATTAGTTTTAAACTGGTTACAAGATTTATTTAAACAAGATTCTACATTTATATTTCATAATGCAATGTACGATATCTGTTGGTTAAGATCATCAGGAATAACTCCTCCGGCTAAAATTGTAGATACAATGATTGCTGCTTCATTAGTAAATGAAAATAGATGGAGTTTTAGATTAGATGCATTAGCAAAAGAATATGCAGGAATTGGTAAAGACGAAGCTGTATTACAAGCAGCAGCAAAAGAATATGGAATAGATGCTAAAAAAGATATGTGGAAACTTCCATCTATGTTTGTTGGCCAGTATGCTGAAAGAGATGCTGAATCAACTTTAAAACTTTGGCATAGAATGAAAGTAGAATTATCTGATCAAGATCTTTGGACTATATTTGAAACAGAGACAAGATTATTTCCGTGTCTTGTAGACATGAGATTTAAAGGTGTAAGAGTTGATGTTGAAAAAGCTGATAAAATTAAAAAAGAATTGATAGATAAGGAAAATAAAATAATAAGTAAAATCAAAGACTTAACCGGTGTTTCTGTAGAATTATGGGCAGCGTCATCTATTGCTAAAGTATTTGATTCTCTTAAATTACCCTACGATAGAACAGAAAAAACTGGAGCCCCTAGCTTTACAAAAAACTTTTTATCAAATCATCCAAATGAAATTGCTCAAGGTATTTCTTACGCTAGAGAAATAAATAAAGCACATACAACTTTTATAGATACGATTGTAAAGCATTCTCATAAAGGAAGAATTCATGCAGATATAAATCAAATTAGATCTGATCAAGGTGGAACTGTTACAGGAAGATTTTCAATGTCTAATCCTAATTTACAACAAATACCAGTAAGACATAAAGAATTAGGTCCTTTAATTAGATCTTTATTTATTCCAGAAGAAAATCATAAGTGGGGAGTATTTGACTATTCACAACAAGAGCCGAGAATATTAATTCATTATGCAAAACTACAAAGATTAGATGGTATAAATGAAATTGCATCAGCATATCAATCAGGCGAAGCAGATTTTCATAGCGCAGTAGCAAAGATGGCTGGTATAGAAAGATCACAAGCTAAAACAATTAATCTTGGTTTGATGTATGGTATGGGTAAAAATAAATTAATGGCTGAACTAGGTTTAATGAAAGAAGCAGCTGAAAAACTAATTGCTCAATACCACTCTAAAGCACCTTTTATAAAACAATTAATGCAAGCTGTATCAAGAAGAGCAGATGAATCTGGAAGAATAAGAACTTTAGGTGGAAGAGTTTGTCACTTTGATCTTTGGGAACCAACTACATTTGGTGCAGGAATGCCTAAACCACATGCAGAAGCATTAAAAGAATATGGCCCAGGAATTAAGAGAGCTGGGACATACAAAGCATTAAATAGATTAATACAAGGATCAGCAGCTGATATGACTAAATTATCTATAATTGCATTAAGTGAAAATGGAATTGTACCTCACATACAAATACATGATGAATTAGATGTATCTGTTGAACATAGTGAACAAGCTAAACAAATTGTGGAGATTATGGAATCAGCTATTAAATTAGAAATACCTAATAAAGTTGATTACGAATGTGGTGATAGTTGGGGTTCAATAAAATAGTTTTAAATGTCTTATTTAAATGCTAATATACCACCTATATACTGTAAAATAAGGAGAGAATATTTATATGACTTACGAAAACATAAAGGAGAAACTGAAGACTGCGTGGTATTTGGTTTTGGGAGTATTAGCGGGCGTGCACCATTGTTTCACTGTTTACTTACAAACGGTGCGATCTATTGGAGACTTCCTATCTCTGCTTTTGTTCAAAGAGGAAGCGGCAATACTTTGTATAAAGGACAGATGGAACATCAAGATCTCGAAGATCTTCAGCTATGGAATTCATTTAGTTATTATCCTAGTGTTACTGTTTTTGATTTTTTAAGTGGTCAACGCTGTAAATATTTAGGTAAAAATAAAAAGTTTTATCATGGTGAATATCTATTTACGATTGATTGGGCGCATCCAGAATCTAATATCGTTGATACTGAACACTCCGAAATACCTGATCAACATAAGTGTGGCCATGTTTTGGCTCTTGATAACGGTAATTATGCAATTCAGCCTAACAATCGTATTTTGTGGAACGTGCCTAGTTTTACTACTTCTACACATTGGCCGGACTATAAAGTCCAGACTTCGTATTGGAATGTAGAAAATAAAAACTGGAAGACTGATGATTCAGATGATATGTTCTATAATATAAATGCCGAAAAAAATAAAAAGATTTAAAAAAGCTTTAAAATTAGACGCTAGAATAGAACATGGTATATGTCCCTATTGCAATTTACTCTCACCTTTGTTATTCTTATATAAAGATTTCTACAGATGTTCTCTGTGCGGTGAAGAAGTAGAACAATATATTAACGGAGTTATTAAATATATTCCAATTACAAGTAGTAAAAGAATAGGTTTAATGACAGAAACAGTTGAAAAATGAGTAGCGAATTTAAAGTAAGTGATCAAACACAAGTATCATTACCAATTAAAAACATAGTAGCCATTGTATCTGCTATTGTTGTAGCGGTATGGACTTATTTTGGTCTTGTTGAAAGATTAAATAGACTTGAAACTAACGAAAAGTTAATGGCACAAGATTTACTTAAAAAAGCTGATCAAACTCCTAAAAACCAAGAAATGTTTATGTTAATTGAATATCAAGCTAAAGCAATAGACAAACATTCTAAACAATTAGAAGAAAACGTTCACACAAAAGTATTAATAGCTCAATTAGAAAAAAAAGTAGATAAGTTAGAAAAAGAATTAGATTCAGTTAGAGGTAAGTAGTGATTGAAACAGTATTTGCATTATTAATGTTTTTAAATGGTAAGTTAGAAAATTATTCACCGAAGGCTACAGTTGCTGATTGTTTAGAACAAAAGCGTAAAGTTGAAAGAGATGGAAATCCAAATTCAACTCAATGGCAATGTAAAGAAATTAAAGCTGTTGTAGAAGTTGATAAACACGGTGTTAAAAGAATTAAAGAAATCAAAGATTAATGGCACGTAAAGTTCAATCTGGTTCAGGTACATTCATCAAACATACCAATAAGAAACGTCCAGGACGTCATTCTAAAAGACCTAATAAACGTAATAGTAGAAAAGAATATAACGGTCAGGGAAGAAGATAATGAATGCCCGCCCTAGTAAAACTAGGACGAGCAAACAAAAGGTGTGAGAAGAGATGTCCACAATACACTAAAAATAAATTTAATGCAACACTTGACTTTATAATATATCTTCCCATATAGTTTACAGAAAGTAAAAATAACAAAAAAGGAGAGAAAAATGGCTGATACAGCTAAATATAAGTCACTTTCAGTTGCAATAACAACTTGGAAAGAACTTGGAGTACAGGCAGAAAGAACAAATAGAACTAGATCTAAAATGGTAGATAAACTTTTAAAGTTCTATAAAGAAAATAGAGGAGAAAGAACAAATGGAAGACAGAACTCATAAGATCATTTGCCACGATTGTGGTGGTAATGGATACCGTAAAGATTGTTATGGTGAAGTGTATCAATGTAAAAACTGTAAGTCACAAGGTGAGATAACATTTACAGAAGAAGAAATGTTAGAGAACATTGATGAAGCGGGGTTGACAGTATGAAAAGAAAAATATCCGGTTACTATGGTTATTGGTGCCATATTAAAAAGAAACGTATATTTAAAACTTTGTACGTAAAAAATGACTAATACAGTTGTAAATATAGTATACGCAGAAATCACGGCTATTGTTGTGATGTGTATAATAATTTATTTAATGTACTTGAACAAAAAATGATGAAGCGTGGACCGAATGATTTAGACGAAATAATCGATCGTTTAAAAAAAGAAAACAAAAGGTTAAAAAAGAAAATAAAAACTTTGATTGGTGTTAAATTTATTGATAAAGTTTTAAGTTGTAAAGAAAGTATGTAATGAAAAGAACAAAAAAAAGTAAAGAATTAGAACTTGAGATAATATACGGAGAACTATTTGATAAAATGGTTGAATTAGTTTTAAGAACTAATGAACCACAGATGGTTGCCTCTACTATGATGGCACAATCATTACGTTTATATAAAACTGTATTTAAACATGAGGGAGAGTTTAAAGAAGTTATTGAAACAGTAATGAAACAATCTGAAAACGTAGAACCTTTTAATCACAAAACATTACACTAATGTCACAATTAATTTTATTTGATGATTTACCTATTAAATTTGAAGATCTCCCTGAAATTAGGAACGTTGATAATAGATCTTTAATTGATGTTGTAAAAGAAATGAATAAACTTAATTTAATCCTTGGTAAAGAAGCTCATTATTTACCACACGAACATTATGAAATTTTTAAAACTGGCGGAAAACATTTTTGGGGAGATAAAAATCAAGAATTATTTGGTGGTAATGATTATCCGTTTGTCATTAATAATAAAACAGGAAAGGTTGCTTCTTTTTCTATTGCTAATAAATATTATCCTACGCTAGTTTATCAAATAGAAGTTGGGAGTATGTCTGTTGTTACTTTATTATTTCATAGGATGGTTGCAACTGCATTTATAGAAAATCCATTAAATAAAGCACTTGTAGATCATATTGATGGTAATCCAGCTAATTATAAAACCAATAATTTAAGATGGATGACTCATGAAGAAAATAGAAATACAGATGCAGCTAAAAGAAATAGAAGTAATTATACAAAATTAGAAAATAAATATGAACTAATGATTGAAGATTTAAAAACTAAATTAAATGAAGAATAAAAGAAGAAGCGATTGGGGTAAAGGTTGGGATGGTAAATCTCGTATACCTGATAAAACTTATAAAGAAAACTATGATCAAATAGATTGGTCATCAGTTAAAATTAAAGAGGAGAAAAAGAAATGAAATGGATAGTTTTAATTATGTTGCTTTTAACAGGTTGTTTAGGACCTGAATTGTTTACTCTTGGTGGTATTAAAGTAACTGCTGGAACAGCTATTACTGTACCTCATAAAATAGAAGCATATCAAAAATATAAAAAAGAAGAAGAACTTAAGAAACGTTTCCAAGTTAATAAAATAGATGAGAAAACTTTTGAGATTTATTACTAATGAAACACAATCCTAAAT